TGGTGGCATCCCCATTACTTCTTGTGAAGAGAAATCCGTCCAGCTTTATAGTCCCACCGTGATCCTCTCTGACCTCCATAAGCCAACCATCACCTGGAATCTCAGTGCCAAAATCAAGAACCAACTGAAAGGAATCTCTTTTCCTGCAAACGATATCTAATCTTGCAGCTGTATCTAAATTTACTGTAGCCATTACCCTTGTATTTGCGTCTGATTTTGTCTTTGTGAAATAAGTTTGCTTTGCTCGTCAGCCTGCTTGGTTACTCTTTCGTCTTTCCTGTCTTCCTTTAGCACTTCGAGCTTCTCCTTGAAGTTCTTGTCATCCTCCTTAAATCCGAGCGTAGCCTGAGCTTTAATAATCTCAATCTCTTTTCTAAACTCATGCTTAACGGCTTCGAGCTGAGCTTCAAGCTGATTCTTGAGCTGCATCTCCTGAGCATTAATTTGGGCTTGCATTTGCATCTCCTGCTGCTTGGCCTGAGAAGTAGCTTGAGCTGAAGCTTGCTGAATCTGAGCTTGTTGCTGGGAGTTCTGCATAGCGATCTGCTGGTTCATAGCCATGCGCTTCTTCCTGCGGACAACAAGAAGTCTTTCTGCTTGGTTTATATCTTTGAGCTGACGAACAGCAATAGCATCCTCCAGGTCTATCTCTTTCTGAGATAAAGCAATCTGAATATTTTGCTCAAGGTACTGACGCTCAGCCTCTTCCATTTCCTTCACCACGCGAACACCGAAGTTGTACATCGACAGATTGGCAAAGGAGCTCAATACCTTCATGTTCTCCTTTCCTACTGCGTTCTCGTAAATTCTGTACAGAACGGAGTCTGGATGAATGATCTGCAAGCACTTAACTACATCGCTGCAAACCTTCTTGTACAGCACCATTGAAGAATTCGTGATGTCGTAAATAGCGTTGTTCGCGGCAGCCAATGCTTGCTGTCTTACACCTACCAAAGCATCAGACTTAGGTGTAGAGGCATCCATAACCTCGTTGATTCCCGTGGCGTCACGGATCATTCGCAGGTAGTGGTTATATAAACCGATAAGCTCGTTGATATTTCGAATGCTGTTGCCGATCTCTCTGATTGGTGGGTTCTGGAAGCCCCCCTCTGGGTTCTTGCTTCTGTAGTAGAAGACGCCCGTCTGCTCGTAAATATCATGCAGCTCCAGTGGCTGCAATTCGCCACCCTTTCCGAGTTGGACGTTCTCCAACCCCTCGATGTCGATAATGATTCCATCAGGCTTAGCCTTGGCTACCGCCTGTTGAATCTTCAGGTGCGTCAGCTGTAACTGATCTGCAAACCCGATGCAACTGTCCACCATGGACTTCGGCATCATGTCCAAGATATTGGTAGAGCAAACAGAATACGACAAATTGGTACGAGAGATATCATGTACGTTTCTCGGCATGTTATGCTTCTTGCCATAGTTAAACAAGAAGTCGGTGCCCACAACCATCATGCCCCCATACACATTGGCGTTTTCAAGCTTCACCATATCTCTGTTAAATACAGAGTTAGATGGGGCTTTATAACTCTCTCCTTTAGCGTAAAAACCTATATTTCCAAATCTACTTTCCTTAGACTCAAAGTACTCGCAGTCCACAGACATGAACTCGAAATCGAGAACCTCAACCATGAACTCGTCGTACCCATACGTAGTGTTGTTGGTGTAGGTGTCGTATGAAGTCTGGTTAAACTTAGCCATGTCGTACCCGTACTTTTTCTGGGCATGCTTGGCTATCTTCTTGAATCCTTCCTCGTCGATTTGATCCCCAGCTATTCGCTTGAGTTCATGAATGGGCATCTTTTTAATCTCCCCAGCGTACACCAGGTCGCCGAAGTTGGGGTCCTCGGTGTAGCTATGTATAAAGCAAGCAGGATCTACGTAGTCAGTCTTAATCCCGTAGCTAGGATCGTTCGTTCTCTTTACCACAGCCATACCCAGTACCGCAAGGTCGTTGACGCAACGTCGGTACGTGGTGTCTGTAAATTCGTTCCATTCAAGCGTGAGTTCAGTAGCGATCTGAGCTGCAATCTCGGACGATGACTTAATGTTGTTCCCAATAAATATCTCAGCTTCCTCCAGCGTCTCTGGTATGTCTTCAGCCTTCATGCCCACGCTTACCCCAGTTTTTTCCTGAATCTTAGCCAACTGATCCTTCGCCTGAATCATCATCTCCACCTTGCGACGCTCCTTGTCTTTTTCCGAAGAAGACAAAGGGTCTATCGCCTCCAAGTTAGGATACGGGTTGAGCGAGAGAATCTTGTTTACTACAATCCTTACGAACTTAGGCAGGATGGGCACTGGAGTGAAGTCCAGGTTAAGCATGCTCCCGTCCCCGTTGTTCGGGTCAAGCGTATTAAGAAGCTGACGATAAATCTGCGTGTCTTGGGTGCCGTTAGCGTACTGACGATTTCTTTTGAAAGTCTTCAAGCGCTTACTGTACACAGAATTCTCTTGGTCCAGCTTACCCCACTGATTATATACTGCCTTCGCATACTCCAGGCCATACTCCTTGCTTTGTTTCTTCTCCGAAGAAGATAGTGGGTCAGGAAAGCCAGAAGTAGTTTTACCCCTTTCGTTATGCATTTACTGTAAAATTGCGAGATTACTCTTGCAAATATAGTAAATCTAGGAGTGCCAGGCTTTTGGCTTAAATGTGCGGAAAAACTGCTTGTCGTTGAAGTCAGAACGCACCTTTTCTTTTTTCTTTTTTTGTGCGGCAAGCAAAGCCAGTCCAGAGCTAATGGTCAAGTCAAACTTGGTTCTCTTCTCGATCTTATAGCCTATCCAGTCCTCCAAGGTCCTGTTGAAGAGCATGTTGCCTATCTCCCCAGTCTCTATGTTTAATCCTACATGATCGTGGATATACGCCTCAATAGCGTGGGCATGAGACTGAATTACGTCCTGCGAGTTAGACGGTATCCCCTTGGTCCTTACGCTGGAAGAACTAGCGGACCTCAAGTGCTCTGGCCTATCCATTAAGTAACCGTCGTAACCCCTTGATTCAAAGTATCTTGCAATACCGTACTTATTATTCTCTATAAGCAGTGGGTAACCGTAGAAAAAAGCACACATCAACACGTCTTCATAGAAGATACTAGCCAGGTCTGGACGAGATGCGTACTCAACAACAAACATGTTGCCTGGAACATCCATATTGAATTTGTTATACATGTGCAGAGCCCCTTTTGACCCCCTTCCGTCTACCGTAGCATCTAAATCATAGGAGTCAACCCCTCCAACGCCTATATGCGCGTTAGGAGCCACTTTTTTGCCTCTGTCATCTCTCTGGATGTTCCTTAAATGGTCTGGAGGAAGCCAGGCCACCCTAAACCTGCCGTTGGGGTCTGGAGAAAAGACCACTTCTTCATCTTTCTTTCTCCAAACGAAGTTGCCCTGCACCACAGGATTAGGGTACAAGTCTTCGTTATGCTCTATCTGCTGATATATCTTACCGATATTAAAAAGGCTCCCCTCGATACTGTCTCTGAAGGCTTCATCTTCGGTGAATGGGAACTGCCTAATGATCTCATTTAGCTCCGAGGGGTCATCCTTAAAGGAGTGCCGCTCATTCTTCAAGTACTTTCTACTCCCCTGATCCACAATCTCTCCGTCTATACCCATGACCTCTCCCTCTGGGTTGTTGACCACTGGGTTTCCGTACTTATCGAAGAACCCCTCTAACGCCTCGTAAGCGGGTATAAATATGCGATAAAGGCCAGATCGAGTTCGACCGTTGTTATTACGTTCATTCGGGTCTGAGTCAAGCCACAAGCCCTTGTATTCTTCACCCCCTTTATTCATAGGGTTCACCGTGCTCCCCACCAGAGCCTTACCCACCACTCTCTTACCCACAATAAGACAGGTTCTCTCTATACGCCAAGCTTCGCGGATATCGGTAGGCTTCTCCCATTTACCAGCCTCATCGAGATATAGCATGTGCAGCTTCTCCCCGTCGTATGCGTTGTTCGTGGTGTTTTTCCAATTGATGACTGTATTTAGTGCGTCACCTCTTTGAGATGTCTTATTATTCTTTGTGATCCGCTTCGATGGCTCACGAAACGCTAACTCCATACGTGGGTTCGTAGTACCGTCCTGGATGGGCTTAAAGAAGAAAGGGTAGCCCCTAAAAATAGAGACCACCTTTTTCATAAATATGTTTTCCTGGGCGTCTTTACCAGTCTTTGACTGAATGCCAAGAAGCTTTTCTTTAACTTGAGTAGCTTCGTCAACAAGGACAGAAGAGCATACATTAGTGTAGCCAGAACGACGACACTTAGTATATAGCTGACCGAAACAACGAGGATCAGCTTCACACGCAGCCATGTGGAGAAAGATTTCTTTTTGGAAAGCAAGGTATGATGGGTATCCGATATCAATTTTAGACCATTGTAGAAACATATAGTGTCTCCCTGTAATATACGTAGGTTCCCCATTATTGTAAAACCAAACACCGTCACGCCTACGCTGAAACTCTTGTTCGATGTAAGTACGAAACTTTTTCCGAAACTCGGCAGGCTTTTCGAGCCACTCATCCATACTGCGAATCCTTTGCAGTTCCTGGGGCATAGAGATGCGTTGCCACATCTGCATTGCCTTTGGCTTTTCATGGAAGAGAATCTCCGATCGCTTTGGTTTCTTTGGGAGTACAACGAGTAGCCCATAGAGCTCCATGATCTCTCCCTCTGTACCGTTAGGGTCGATCTTAATCCCTTTAGTTTCATAACCGTCTATGTCAATTAAAGTCATTCAGGTAAATATAGATCATACCAGCCTTTACCCTGTTTTACATTAAGGAGATCCTTAAAGTACTTCTCGTACATCGGGGCGACATTTTCTAGGGAAAACTTCTCTCCTTGTTTTCTGCACTCTTTGTAATCTATTTCCCCATTTATAACCTTTCTCGTAGCTTCTACGAAATCCGCAAATGTTCGGCAGCGATATCCCGTGAGGCCATTAATGTTATTCTCGGTGAAGGCCCCCCAGTCTGTGGTTATGGTGGGGGTTCCGCATAACAAGTTTTCTATTTGCACTCCTCCGAATGGCTCTATGTACATCGAGGGTAAAAAGCTCCCCATGGCTTTTTTCATAAGTTCTTTTCTCTCTTCTAGTCCTACATACCCAACGTACTCTACGTGGTCAGGAAAAGAGTCAGCTTTATATTCATCTCCTAGCTGACCAGCTATTTTGAGCTTTAAACCTAGGAGTTCAGTCACCTGTATGGCTACGTTTACACCCTTGCCGTCATAAACTCTCCCGACAAAAAGCATATAGTCTTCCTTCTCGTCGCAAAACTCAAAGTCTTTTAAATCAAAGTAGTTTGGAATCACGACGCCATACCAATCTGGATTGCAGTTGGACACTTTTTCTTTTCCAGATATGGCATGCATTAATGCGTAAGACTCAAACACTCTGTATTTAGAGAATGTGTCTGGGTATCCAATTCCTGGCTCTACAACAATCATGTCGTCATGAATGTCGCAAATAGTCTTTACTCCCCATCCCCAGAAAGGAAGCAAGAAGTCGTTCTCTTTTTTTCTCTTGCTTACCTCTACAATTGCGTTCTCGTAAAACTTTTTGTAAGCTGGGTCTGAGGTATCATACTTAAAGAACTTGCCCTTGTAGTCGTGATCTCCGTAAACGTCATCCCATTTTTCTTTAGAAAGCACGACAACGTTCTCAGTACAAATCGGGTTCGAACCTTCTACGCCATAATGTATTACTTCGTGACCTCTTTCGGTCATCATCTTACAGAACTTGAGAACCTTCTGGGTGTAAGCACAGGCTGTAAAATCCTCATTGGTTTTTGTGTGAGGAAGACCAATTGCATGAAATCTAAATAAGTC